AAAATCCCTATTCTCTATATCCATTACGATACGCTGAGCGTATTCTGTTCTTTTCTTTAATGAAGTAGGATCTTGAGCCATTGCTTTAACCTCATAAGATCTTTGTGACATACCATTAACTACGATATCTACAAACTTAGGTATAATTGGAACTGGTTTCCAGTCTAAATTAAGGTAAGACAAGTCACCATTAATGGCTAATTCATTTTTGTATTTTTGTACTGGTTGCTCTGCCCTAGCGTAAAGTCTTAAGTTATGAAAATTATTATAGTTGGTCATATACCTATAACCAGTTCCTTGTGAATTTCTAAACCATTCGCCTTCGATAGCTCGCGCAACTTTTAAACCATATTCGTATGTAGCTTTCTCAGCAGCAGGTACGACCTGGTCTGGGAAGGTACTATATGTAGTTGTAGCTTGCATATATATTAATTAATTTTTGATATTGTGCCGGTATTGTCATAAGTCTTTATACCAAGATTTATTTTATTAATACTAGTTTGAGGAACTGGTCTATATAAATTTTTGTTACAAGCCATTATAGCTAGTCCAGAACTTATTGTTGCATCATGTTTAGTTCTGTTATTTATATTAAAAACTGCCCAGTCTTCTAATGTTTTTTGGTGATACATATCGCCGTAATTATTCTCTTTAATACCTACAAAGTTTTCTATATAACTTTCAATAGCAGCAGCGTGTGCTTGTTTAATATCTTCACTTGAGTTAGGTATTCCACCTATTTCTCTTTCTGTTATAGACAATTTATTAATAAGCTTGTCAGGTCTGTTCATGCTAAAACCTCTATAACCTCTTCTCTTTAAATAATAAAGTAATCTTGGCTTGTTGTTTTCACAAAGCAATGGCATACCATAAAAAACTAAAGCCATTAAAACATCTTCAAAGAATATTTCAGCCGTTTGAGGTCTTGATATATATTCTAAAAAGAAATGATTAGATGGTGCGTCTTCCATAGAAAACTTAGTTAAACCGTGCAATGAACCATTAGAACCTTTGCCATCAACAGTTCCAGATATATCGTAGCTATCACAACCAAAAGCGCCAATATGCTCATTTAGAGGATATTTAATACCATTCCTTACTATCACTCGATTTTGTAAATTTTTAGGTGGAACCCAACTAATTTTAAATCTACCATCATTATTAGGATAAAACATTACAGTGCTATCTTTAACACCATTAACCCAATTAAAACTTCCTTGAGTAACGTTTAATTTATTGTTTACAGAATCGTTGTAATCAATTTGTTCATATATCTTTACAAGATTAAATAAACTTTGTTTTGTTTCATCTCTAAAAGCATGAGCTTCAGTTCTTGGAAACTGCCTGTAGTACTCATTTAAACTATCTTGATCTGACTTTAAGCCTTCAACCTCGTTTTCCCAGTGTTCAATAACGCCTGTTGTAATTTCAAAACCGTCAACTCCTTTGATTGTATCTTTTTCTCTAACGAAAACAGGTGATCCGTAAGAATCCATGAATCCTTCGTAGTTCCATTCCATAGGGACGAACAAAGAATAGAGTCCAGAAGAAGTTTGTCCGTTACGATTTCTTTTTGTAACGTCTGAATTATAGTATAACTTTTTGAAGTTGTTTCCACCTTTATCTAACGCGTTTGAAGTTGAGCCCATCATGCACTTGCCTACGATTCTTGATCCTAGCCTTAGTGTTGTTTTTGTAACTCGCCAATTGTTTAATATGTTGTCCGGTCTTTCCCATTTTCCGCTTTCGTCGTGTGCTAATAGTTTTAATTTCTCACCATCGTAAGAGTTGTCACCGGTGTTTTTCCAATCAATAGTTGTGTCAAGTCCATCAAGTTCTCTTAGTTGCTCATTACTCTCAAGCTTTCTTCTAGTAAGTTTTGAAGCCGGAACCCTATACGCCAATTCTGTCTTAGGACGATCCATACCGTCTTGGATCGGCTTGAAGAAAAACGGATAGTTAACGGATATTGGCACGACTTTGTCTGTAAACATTTTTTTAGCATCTGATCCAGATTTAGATAATATACCGAATCTGGCATCACTTGATATCGTCGCTTGGTTAACAAGCTCTGCTGATGACATAAATGAAAATCCAGACCTTCTGTTTTTAAGGTAGCACATCCCGTAACATCTGTTATCTGCTTTACATGCTTCCCAAAATATAAAGAATAATCTATTTGCTTCTCTGTAATCTGGTGCCCCAACGTCGATCTTTGACCATTGCAAGTACATGTAGTGAGTACCAGTAATATAAGTAGGTAAACCTTTGTTGTAAAACCAATAACCCTCATCTCTTCTTGTAAATTCTTTATCTATATAATCGTACCACTTTTCTTTAAAATCAGTATCATAATCTTCCCAGTCAAATCTAGACTTAATCCTACTTAATTCTTTTGGATACTCTTGCTTTTCCCATCTTTGATCCTTTTTAACTTCGCTTCGTTTAAACGGTTCATTTGTTGCTGGTAAAGCAATCCTGAGATTTTGTATTTCAATGATTTGTCCAATTTGTCCAGTTTTACTTATTACTATAAAATCATAATCAGAGTTATAACCATACTCCCATTTTTTGAAACGATTTTGTTTCTTTAATATCTTAGGGTTAACAATATCTTTAACTTCTTCCCAAAGTGTTTGTTGATAAGTCATTTACTTCTCCCTTCTGCAAAACCTTTAAAAGTTTTTTGTATTTTGTCTTTAGGTTTTTCATTTAAAATATCTTCCTCTATTTGTATACGAGTTAGTATTTCAAAAGCATCAAATATTGCTAATTTTTTTGTTGCAGCAGCATTTTTTAATCTATCAGCGCTTACGTCGTCGTCTGAGTCTACAATCTTTTCTTTTGCTACTTTAATTAGTTCTTCAACTGCTTTCTGCCCAGCTTGGATTATTTTCTTTTTCGTTTCCTTTATATTCATGGGTTAAAGCTATATCATTTGATTTCATACAATAGAGTCGTTCACCATCTATAATAAACTCAAATTCAGAGTTTGGGGTAAACGTAATAAGTGTTCCAGGAGCGATTCCTGCGGCTTCTAAGGTATTATTAGAATATTTTACTATACCAACATTAGGTTTTTCTTTTATATTGTCTAATATGTTCTGGTTTTTAATTGGCTTTATAAAACAATAGTTTAAATGTGGTTTTAAATTATACATATATATTTGCTCAAGAGAACAAAAGTACAATTCATTTTTAAAGTATGTACCACTATTTCTTTCCATACCTTTTTGATCATAATACCTACGTAAGATATTGTGATGAACATATACTTCATCACCAGCTTTTATTTTTGTATCATAAGCTGCTGGAGTAGAAACTACAAGAGCTCTTTTGCTTACAAAAATGTGATTTTCAATACTCGAATTAATAACTAATTCTTTATTACCAACCTTTTTAATATTTTCATATCTTTTATCTAAAGGTTTTATAATAAAATGGTATAAGCTTTTCATTAGTAACTAAGATCGTATTCTACAGATATAGCCATATTGCTATTAAACTTTTTCCAAGGTAATACTTCGTTATTTTTTATTATATAAATATTGTACGAAGAATCTTTGTCATCAAAAAGTATATCATTAATAATGTGCTTACCATAAACTTCTTGTCCTAAAGAGTAATGCATGGCTTCATTTTTATAATCAGCTCCTATACTAATCTTTCTTATCTTCTTCATCCTTTACCTCTGTGTAAGTACCGTCTTCTAGGTTTATATTAACATGGCCATACTTTTCTTCTAAAACTTTTTTTAGTTCTTCTATATCAGTATTAATATCTGCTATTTTATGTAGCATTGCATGTTTCTTGGTTTCAATTACACCAATATCCAATATTACTTTTTGAAGATCTTCTTGCTGTTTTGAAGCTTGTTCAAGTTCTTCTTTTGTTATTTTATTTTTCATTTAATTTAATTTAATTGTTTATTTATCTGTTACTTATATATTTACTTGTATAAGTAAGTTTTTACTCTTCAGGGCCAAAGGGAGGATCAGGTACTATACCTAACTCAGCTAATCTTATAAGCCATGCGGCTTCATTATAAAATTCTTCAATAATTGGTTGTCCACTATCTAGTTCTTTATCTTTGTAAACAAAACCATAATGTATAACTGAGTAGTCTGCATTATGCGCTATAAACCAAGTATCTTGCGTTACCGTTCCTATTGTGCTCATTTTAATTAATTTGTTTAAACTCTTGTGTCTCCTGTTATAGTCCATCCAGCCTCTTCAACTAAATAATCTCTTGCCCCGCCAGCATCTTCAAAATTAGCACCACCATCTTCATAATTATAAAATTGCAAATTTGTATTTGTTGCTATTTCACTTCCATTAACATTTTGAGGGCCATCATTATCAAAAACTTGATTAGCCCAGCCAACTATAGTTAATGTCCAATTAGAATTACTCATTCCTGTACCCTCATTAGTTTGGCGAAACATTCTATAAACGCTTGTTAAATCTGAACCTAAAGTCATTGATCCAATGTCTTGGTTAAAACTTGTATTATCATAAACCATCCTTGTTAAAGTTGTTGCTCCTGTTAAAACCCAAGAGCTTAAATCACTATTCATAGCTGAGCCTTCAAAAGAAGCATCAAAACTTGTCACTTTAGAAACATCCCAACTGCTAACATCTTGACTAAAAGACGTTGCATCATAAAAAATTCTATAAAGATTTTTTTTAACTCCTGTTAAATCCCAATTATTTACAGGTTGGTTAAAAGATGATGATAAAGAAAGCATATTACTCATAAGTGCTGAGCTTGTAAAAGCCCATCCATTAATGTTTCCGTTAAAATTTGTATTTTGATAAAACATATTCCTATGAGTTGTTGCATTACTTACATCCCAATTGTATAAATCTTGATTAAAGTTGGAACAATTTTGAAAAGTCGCATTAAAGGTTGTAACATTACTTGTATCCCAGCTATTCATTGATGAATTACCAGTAAAAGCTGTGCAATTTAAAAAAGTACTATTTAAAGAAGTAGTAATTAACGCATCAGTAGCAGTTAATTGCATTTGTGTTGCGTTAGAAAAATTTAAACTAAAAAATGAGTGTTTAGTTCCCCATTGCTGTATTTCTAATAATTCACTAGCAAAGGTTATAGCACCAGCTTGATAGTATATTTCTGTTAAAGTTCCTGTTTCTCCTTCTGCTCCTATTTTAACAACAGGATTTTCAACATCTGTGTTAGTGCCATCATTATAAGTATGTAAAATAGTGTTTTGGTTAGTTGCTGCTGTTATTGTAGTGGTTGCTCCATCACCCCAGTCAATAGTTAAATCACCACCAGTTTTTTTAATTCTAAAAATACCTGTATCAGTTTGAACACCACTTGCAACCTCTGTTTTATACATAAATGGAACTGGATCTACCACACTACCACCACCACCGCTTCCAGGTCTTGATGTTCCAGGTAAACTAGCTAAATCAAAGATTGGAGTTCCAATACTAATACTCATATCTTAATATATAGCTATTAAATCTCCACTAGCGTATGACCCTGATCCTAAAGTAACAGCTACAACTCTTTTAGCCAGTACTGGTAAAAATGATCCAGCTGTAATACCTTTTAATCTTGCTGTGTAAGTAGTATTATAAAGCTCTCCACTTTCTAGTATTAAATCTAAACCTGTATCAATAGCTATACCAGCATAAAGACAACAACCTCTTTCGTGAGTATTAGGTAAATCAATATTTTTTACTGTACATCTAAAGTCTATACCAGAACCAGTGCTTGAAGCTTGCACCAAAGAATCATCTAAAACATAACCAGCTCCGTAAGGCGCGTTTACTGTTCCACTAAATTCTAAAGCAAAAGCAGTTATAACACCGCTATTAACGGCTAATACTTTAACTTTAGCAGCCACTGTAGCTCCAGCACCTGTACCTGTATTTAGTGTTAATACATCACCTACTGCATGACCTGTTCCTGCAACTGTCATTTCAAGACCATTAGCAATATTTTCGTTTAAAGCTCCAGTACCTGCTTGACGTGGGTTTATAGCTCCAATAGCTATAGGAACCATATCATGAGCAAACACTCTTGGTTGAGCTGCTTCGTTTCCGTTTAATCCTCTCATTTTATTTAT